GACGAAGAGGCGATCGGCAACGCTGTCGAGGCAGCCGTCTACCGAGCAAAGTTAGGGGCTTGACAGCGTTCTGACGTTCTCTCAGGATGCAACGAGTAGGCAGTAGTCGGCCTGCATAGAGGGGGGAGAGATGAATCAACTCAGCACAACGGCGCGCAAGGGACCGCCTTGCAAGTATCAAGTCTTGGGACTTCCGCAAGAAGATCGTGCTGCGCTAGACGAGGCACTCGGTCGCAAGGACATCACCGGCAAAGCCATTGAGAAGTGGCTCGCTGGCAAGGGCATTGACTGGCGCGGATTCAACGTGAACCGTCATCGCCGTGGCGACTGCGGATGTGCGCGATGAGTAGGGAACTTGACGAGATTCTCGCAGTCCAGCAGGAGCTAGACGCAGGCAAGAAGCCGAGACGCGAACACGCCGAGGGCTGGGAGCCTGGCGTTGCGTGGAACGGCAAAGAGGGGACGATCACCACGAGCGCGCTTCCAGCTGAGAACGCGCCTGACTGGAATACCGTTCTGAAGGTCTGGGGCTTGAACCCTGATCTCTTCGAGGTGGTTGAGCCAGTCCTCTTCAACGTCTGGGGCGATCCTCTTGGAACCCTGAACAGACAATGGAAGGGCAAGGTCATCCAGAAGCGCGTTGCCATTGACGGCGACATCAAGACCCTGATCAGCGAGATCAAGAAGTTCAAGCCGAAGCAGCCAGTCGTGAAGGTTGGCGGCTCGGCGATGGTGGTCGCTCTGTCTGACTTCCAGATGGGCAAGGGTGAGGGTGGCGGCTCTGCCGGCATCGTCTCCCGCTTCCTGTCGGGGATCGCAGAGGTTGAGCATCGCTGGAAGGAACTCGTCAAGGCAGGACGGCCGCTCGACAAGATGGTCGTGGTCGGACTGGGTGACTTGGTGGAGTCCTGCTCTGGTCACTACGCGATGCAGGCGTTCCAGGCTGATCTGGATCGCCGCGAGCAGGTGACCGTGTTGCGCCGAATCTTGGTGAAGGCACTGTCGCACTGGGCGACCTTCGCGCCACAGATCATCGTCGCAGCTGTGCCAGGCAATCACGGAGAGAACCGCGCGAACGGCAAGGCGTACACGACCTTCGGAGACAACGATGACGTTGCGGTGATGGAGCAGGTGGGCGAGATCATTCGCGCCAACCCAGCCTATAACCACGTCAACTTCGTGTTCCCGAAGAACGAACTGACGCTGACGCTGGACGTGCACGGCACCATCGTCGGACTGGCACACGGCCATCAGGTGAAAGGTTCAGCCGAATCGTGGTGGGGCAAGCAGGCATTCGGGATGCAGCCAATCGGCGATGCCGACATCCTCGTGACTGGTCACTACCACCACCTCGCGGTCAAGCAGTCTGGTCAGCGCACGCACTTTCAAGCGCCTGCACTCGATGGCGGCTCGCAGTGGTTCACCGAGCAGGCAGGGGTGGTCGCTCCTGCGGGGCTGCTGACCTTCACGGTGAGCGCCTATGGCTGGGACGATCTCAGAGTCCTGCCGTGCCTGACTGAAGCCAAATCACCGCGAAAGCCTTGAGCTAGTGCCGTTCCTGAGCGGTCCACCGGCTCCCAAGCCGAAGGACATCGGGACCTGCACGGTGTGCGGGGAGAGCCGCAGGGTGTGGAAGTTTGCCGAGCAGGAAGTGAGCCTCACGGCAGGGTATTCTGCGGTCCTGTCCTACGCGATCTGCCGAGCCTGCCTAGAGGTGGTTCTGAGCGTGCTTGAAGGCGAGGACGATGACTACGCTGGCCCTGCCAGCGACCTCCCAGACTGACCTCCTCCAGTCTGGGAGGCTACCCCCTTGACAAGCCGTTATGTCACGTTCTAGGATCGTGACAGCAGGGAGGAACCAGCCAGAAGGCTGATCCTGCTGAGGAGGACAAAATGATCAAGGACCTCGGAAAGTACATCGCAATGAAGAGCGTGCCAGCGAAGCACGGTCACTTCCTTCCTCGCGGCATTGTCGTCCGCATCCACAAGGTTGGCGGGATGACCATTGCTGACACCGGCAGCGTCAAGGTCAAGATCACGAACTTGCAGCTGCGACACGACTTCATCCAGTACGCACTGGCTGAGACTGTCGCGGCCGAGTCAGTGGCGGTGCGCTGATGAGCGCGACACACGGCTGGGTCAGCCGCAGCGAGCGCAAGGGCGTCGCCACATTCGTGGTCGGCGACCCTGCATCGACCGAACTCCCTTCGCTCATCTTCGAGCTGGGCGTTCGTCCGAAAAAGCAGCCGCGAGCGTCGCAGATGCCGGTGCTCGCAACGTGGGCTGAGGTTGGCGCATCGTATGAAGTGAAGGAGGAGACAAAGTGAGGACGTTCATTCTGGATTCACTCGCGTTCGCAAGTTTCATCGGAGCGATGGTGCTGTTCTTGGCACTTGGTTCGATGCGATGAAGCTGAACCGAAAGACCGAGCCACTGGTCTACAAGCGAGTGGCACTGAGGACCAAGTTCCTGGGCGAGCAGAGCGAGCGCGCCAACCGAGTCACCGATCTGGCGATCGGCATCTTGGGGTTCTGGCTGCTCGTCATCCTGTTCGCAGTGGCAGGCTGATGCCGGTCTACGAATACCGCTGCGGCGACTGCGGACACCGCGAGGAACACACGCACTCGATTCAGAACGTCTACAACCCGCGCTGCGAGAAGTGCGGCCGCTGGATGCGGATGGTCTATTCACCGGCGGCGGTGGTTTACAAGGGCGAAGGCTTCGCCAAGAAGGACAGAGCAAAGAAGGAGGGCAAGTGATGGTCAAGTGGAAGTGTTCAATCTGCTGGATGACTCGGCAGACGGAAGTGAAGCCGCATCTCCTGGAGCGACTCTGCGAGGACTGCGCGGTCACTCACTGGAGGAAGGTCGTTGAAATCTATAAGCACGAGAAGGGGATGCGACTTGAAGAGGCGCGTCTCAAGCTCAAGGCAGCGCAGGCTGCGCTGAAGGCGTATCGAGCGACAAGCAAGGAGGTCAAGGCGTGAGCAAGCAATACGAGTTCATCAAGGCAGAGCAGCGCAGTCCTGAGTGGTTCGCACTTCGGGCTGACGGCATCACGGCGACCGACGTGTCGGTCATCGCGGGGTACAACCCATACAAGACGCCATACCAGCTCTGGGCGGAGAAGCTCGGGAAGTACGAGCCAGAGCCAGTCGGTCCTGCTGCGATTCGCGGCATCCTGCTGGAGAACACGGTGGCTGAGTTCTACGAGATGGAGACTGGCCGCGAGTTGCGACGCAGCAACGGCATCGTCCGGCTCAAGCAAATCCCCTGGGTGATGGCATCGCTCGATCGCACCATCGTCGGCGAGGAAGGCTTGGTCGAGATCAAGACCAGCACCTCACCGCGCTGGAGTCTCTCGGTTCCTCCAGAGGTCGCGGCGCAAGTGCAGTGGCAGATGTTCGTCACCGGCGCGCCGTGGGTGGACGTCGCAGTCCTGCTCGGTGGTCTGGTCTTTCGCATCGAGCGAGTGAAGGCTGACTGGAAGTATCAAGCCGAACTCTTCAGCAAGGCTGAAGGATTCAGGGAGGCGCTCGCAACGCAGACGCCGCCAACCTTGCAGGGTCAGGACTCGGACGCGCTGGCGGCAGTCGTGCCGCAGGCGAGCGAAGAGTATGCCAATGCAAGCGACGGCATTGAGCGCGTGGCGGCGCTTTACGCCGAGAAGCAGTACGAGGCGAAGTTGCTTGATGAGGAGTTGCAGAACCTCGCCATCTCGCTCAAGGAGGCGATCGGTGAGAAGGCAGGCATCACCGGCAACGGTTGGTCGGCAACCTGGAAGCAGAACAAGTCCACACTCAAGACGGACTGGAAGGAGGTCGCAGCGAAGGTTGATCCGAAGGTGGTTGAAGCCGCGACGCGGGAAGTTCCCGGCGCGCGAGTCTTCAGATTCAAGACAGAGGAGGCATTGTGAGCAAGGACATCGCACAGGCGCTGTTGGCGCCATTCGAGGAGAAAGACCTGAAGCATCGTCCAGGCAGGGCTGGGATGACGTTCACCTATGCCGACGCGCGCGCAGTCGCGCAGCGGCTTGACGACGTGCTGGGCATTGAGTGCTGGCAGTTCGAGGTGAAGGTGGCTGATCCTGCGCGCTCAGTAGTTCACGGCTCTCTGGCCGTGGTCATTGGCGGCAAGACGGTCATCCGTCAGGACTTCGGCTACCCAAACTCGGCGCAAGATGACGAGCCGCTGAAGTCCGCAGCCTCGGACGCGCTCCGACGCTGCGCCGCGCAGCTAGGAGTGGGCAGGAGCCTCTATTCGCCAGAGAAGGGTGTCCCAGTACCACTTGGGCGTGTTCCGCGCCTCTCCGTGGCTCCTACACCCATCTCCGTCGATTCTACGAGGGGGTCTGACCCAGCGACGGCTGACGCCATCCTCGCAGCAAAGGCTGCAATGCTCTTCGCGCAGGGCGAGTGCAGTCACGG